CCCAGCGAGGTGTTTACGTGGACGAGCCTGTCTGGCATTCCCTACGTCATGGTGGGCACCACCAAAAAGCTCTACGTTTCCACGGGCGGCCTGTGGTTTGACGTTACTCCGCTCCGAGACACCACCACTGCGGGCGCCGTCACCTTCGCCGCGACCACCGGCTCAGCCACCATCACGGTGACCGACAACTCCCATGGCGCCCAACTGGGAGACTTTGTTACGTTCAGCGGCGCAGTGTCACTGGGCGGCAACATCACGGCTGCCATCCTGAACGCAGAGTATGAGATCACCTCCATTGTCAGTGCCAACGCCTATACGATCACGGCACCTGTGGCGGCCAACGCCAGCGATTCCGGCAACGGCGGCGCCTCTGTGGTCGGGGCCTACCAGATTTCTACTGGCTCAGACGTCAACTACTTCGACTTTGGCTTTGGCACTGGCACGTGGGGCCAGAGCACTTGGGGCACGCCCCGTCCTGCGGTTTCTACAACGGCACTGGATTCCCGAGTCTGGCAGCTCGACAACTACGGCGAGGACATTGTCTGCCAGCTCGTCAACGGTCCTGCCTATTACTGGGACCTGTCTGCGGGGACCTCGACCCGCGCTGTTGTGCTCTCCGGTGCGCCGACGAAGAGCAAGTACGCCCTGATCTCTACTCCAGACAGGCACCTTGTCTGCTTTGGCACTGAGGCCGTGATAGGTAATACCGCCACACAGGACCCCATGTTCGTGCGGTTCTCCGATCAGGAGAACATCTCGCAATTTGTTGAATCTGCTACCAACACGGCCGGCGGACAACGGCTCACGGACGGCAATGAGATCATAACCGCTGTCCGCTCCCGTGGTCAGATTCTGATCTTTACGGACACTTCCCTGCATGGCCAGCAGTTCCTTGGGCCACCGTTCACCTTCGGGTTCCAGCAGCTGGGCGCCAACTGTGGCTGTATTGGCCCGCACGCCGCCGTGGACGTTAACGGTCTGGCCTTCTGGATGGGCACCGAGGCCTTCTATGTGTTTGACGGTACAGTGAAAAAGCTCGCCTGTACGGTACAGGACTACGTGTTCAAGGACCTGAATCAGGTCCAGAAGACCAAGGTCCACGTGGGCCTGAACAGCCAGTTCAACGAGGTGACGTGGTGGTACTGCTCGTTCACCAGTGACTACATCGACCGCTACGTTACTTTTAATTACCTTGAGAACGTCTGGTCGATTGGCACCATGGCACGAACCGCGTGGGTAGACCTGAGCGCGTACCCGAAGCCTATCGCGACAAAGTACTACGAAGACGGCACGCAGACGACGATCAGCACGATCTATGGCCTGACGGCAGGCCGTGCGCTTGTGTACCAGCAGGAGACAGGCACGAACGACAATGGCGTGGCGATGCCCAACTACGTGGTGTCGGGCTATTTTGACATCGGCGACGGCGACAGCATGCTGTACATGAAGCGCTTCATTCCTGACTTCAAGAATCAGGTGGGCGATCTGACGGTGAGGCTCCTGTTGCGCCCGTACCCGCAGGCCACCGCCAGCCCAAGCTCCTTGGACCCGTATGTCATCACGCCGACCACGGACAAAGTGGACACGCGCGCGCGAGGCAGGCAGATATCTCTGCGCATTGAGAACGACGAGCTGAATTCCTTCTGGCGTTTCGGCACCCTGCGTGTCGATATCCAACCGGATGGCCTGCGATGAGCAAGATCAATAACGTCCGTCTGCCGAACGCTTCGACGCAGTACAGCCCGGAGCAGTTCAACCAGCTGGTACGATCACTGGAACAGGTGATCTTTCAGCTGAACAGTAGCTACACGCCGACGACCAGTGATAACACTGCCGCTGCCGCAACGTGGATGAGCGCGGGCAGTGGAGCAGGCGGCGGGTTTGCAGGCGGAATACGCGGATTCCAGCTGTCAAACGGCATGCTGCAGCCCCACGCCATGCTGCTCTCCGACGTGGATCAGGCCAATGCCAGCATCACGGGAGAAAACCTGCTCACCTACAACACGGTCGCGTTGAGCAACGGTATCCGGGTAGTAGACAACAGCAAGATATACGTTCCCTGCAGCGGGCAGTATCTGGTGACCTTTACCCTGCAGATGACCAACCGCAGCAATACGGCGGCGGAGTTTGAGATTTGGGCGAAGGACACGGGGGTCAACTACCCCCTGAGTAATACCAGATTTGATATACCTGCCCGCAAGAGCTCGACCCTCTGGTCACATGTGGTGCCGGCAATCACGGGGATTTTTACGGTCACCGACCCTGCAGTGAACTATCTGGAGATCGCGTGGTGGTCGGACAACATTGACGTGTACATTGAAAACTACCCTACCAACACCAGCCCCACAAGACCTGCGATACCCTCTGTGATCCTCACCATTAACTTTGTTTCCGCCGGGTAATCAGTATGTCAAACAAATACCTAAGACAGCCCCTGATACCTGCTGCAGCGACCGAAACGACAATCTACACGGTGCCGGCGGCCAATACCGCAGTGCTGTCGTCGCTCCGCGTGACCAACACAAATGCCTCGGTTGCGGCCATTTCGGTGACCCTCTATCCGGGCGGCGGCGTTACTGCACATTCGCTCATGAAGACCTATGCGCTACCCACGAACCAGACGATGGATATCTTCAGCGGCATCCCCTGCATTCTTGAGGCGGCAGATGTGCTAAAGGTCACCTCGACCGTGGCCAGTGTAGTGTTTCTACTGTCTTACCTAGAGGTGGACAGATCGTGACAAAGGCTTGATAATTACCGCAATCCATGCCTTGCGCATGCGGCCCTGTGAGGCCCTAAACTACACTTAGGAATTCTTCATGGCTGAAGCGATGATGCCGGGTATGGGTGCCCCCGAAATGGCGCCGACTGAACCGTCTATTGACCAGATGGCTGCTTTCGAGCAGCTGCGTCAGCAGGTCTCCCCCACAGAAATCAATCGTGAGATTTTGGCGAGCGCCGAACAGGTAGATCCTGTTGCTGTGGCCGAGTTCAAAAAAGAGCTGGCAGAGCTTGAGGTGGCCCCCGAGGTCATCGACATGCTCAACACGATGGTGGATGAGGTGCTTGCCGCCCCCGGCGACTACCCTGCCATCCGAGAAAAATACCTTGCCATGGGCGTGGACGAAGAGCTTCTGCCCGAGGTCTTTGACGCGGGGCTGTTTTCCGCGCTCAATATGGCACTCGACGAGCTCCGTGGACCGGGGACCATGGCCCCTCCGCAGGGCTTCGCCAAGGGCGGCATAGCCAGCCTGAAGCCGATGGCTCGCGAGATGGCAGCGGCTGGTCGGTACGGCGACACCATGGTCGCCCACATCAGCCCGATTGAAGCCCAGATCCTGCGCCGCTACGGCGGCAGTGGCACGATCAACCCCCAGACAGGCGCCCCCGAGTTCTTCCTGAAGAAGGTGTTCAAGAAGATCGGCAAGGCGGTCAAGAAGTTCGCCAACACCGCGATCGGTAAGATTGTGATAGGCACTGCGCTCTTCATGGTTGCCGGTCCTGCCGCCGCCGGCATGCTCGGCGCCTCTGCCGGCAGTGCAGTTGCAGCAGGCATCAGTGGCTTTGTCAGTGGCGCCGGAACCACCCTGATTGCTGGTGGCAACCTGAAGGAGGCCCTGAAGGCCGGTGCCATTGGTGGCGTGACTGCAGGCGTTGTGAAAGGCGGCATGAATCGTTTCAATGCCCCTCCGGCGAGTACGACGGGCGCCACGGCACGTCCTGCCGTCGTCAATACCGCAGAGGGCATCACAAGGACCCCACTTGAGGGTGGCGTAACGGCTCCCGTTGCGCCCAGTATGCCCACTGCGGCAGCCCCTGCCAGCCCCATTGCCAGCGCAGTGCAGAGCACCATGGGGGCCCCTGCTGCACCCACGTCAGGTGCATTCAGTGTCAACCTCCCGCAGATGCCGGCCCCCGTCGCCGCAGGTGCGCCGCCCCCGACGCTTATAGACCGTATAGCGGGTGCGCCGAGGGCCATTGTTGACAAACTGTCGCCTACCGCCATCAGAGATCGCGCGATTGCAGACACCGCCCAACAGTTCGGGTATGGGTCGCCCGGAGAGTTTGCTGCTGCAGTAAAGGCCGGCTCGGCGAACGCTGCCGAAAAAGCCGCATATCAAGCGGCATTGCCTAATGTCCTGCAGCAGTATGGGCCACTGGCGGCCACTGGGGTGGGCATTATGGCCCTCGCTGGCGCTGGCGAAGAGGAGCCACAGACGGTTCCAGAGGGCTTCGAGGACTTTGCACGAGGCATCAGCCCCGGAGCGCAGCTGCTGGCCAATGAGCCCCAGCGCTACGGGCTCAATTTTGGCGGCGTACAGACCCTCGCAACGCCGGAGACCTACAACCCCTACACCTTCTATGCGCCCCAGCCTCAACCCCGCCGTGCTGCCAAAGGGGGCTCGATGGACAAGGCTTTCCCGCGCAAGAACGGGCCCATCAACGGCCCCGGCACGGGGACCTCGGACAGTATCCCGGCGATGCTGTCGGATGGCGAATTCGTGTTCACCGCCAAGGCCGTACGCGGCATGGGCAACGGGTCTCGGCGCGCTGGTGCCAAGAAAATGTACGCTCTCATGAAGAAACTGGAGGGTCGCCAGAATGGCTGACATCTCGACACAAACTCAAATAATGCGGGAAGCGCCTGAAATCGAGGCGTACAAGCTCGGCCTTTTGCAGGAGGCTCAACGGCTCTACAACGACCCGATGATGCTCCCCGCTGTCGAGGCCGCAGGACTGTCCCCTGCCGAGCAGCAGGCGATGGATCTGGCCCGTCAAGGCATCGGGTCGTTTGAGCCCTATGTGCAGGCCGGCGCACAGGGACTGACGCAGGGCATGGATCTGACGCAACGCGGTGCTCTGACCGCTGGCGCAATTCAGACTGCGCCCATGTATCAGGAAGCCCAGAACGTGCTGGGAAGGGCCATGCCTGTGCTTGGGCAGGGCATCGGTGGCCTTCTGGGCGCTGCTCAGGGCTATGATCCCAACCGCAGAACGGCACGATCTTTCGGCAGTTTGGCCGAACAACA